CAATTTGTTCCACCAGGGCTGTATTTGATCTGTCCATGTAGGCGTAATGGTCTGAGAGCTTGGTGTTTTCCGGGTCTATCTGCTTTCTCAAGACCAAGTCTCCTCTGGACCTTGCCAGGAGATAATGAGCAGTCTCCAATGTGTTTATCGCGGCCTTGATGCCTTGTGCGGCGGACTTAACACTGAGGTCTAACAACAATTTCTCGTTCTCTGTCATGCTGTAAAGAACAGCGTATTTATTCTGTGAACGAAGACACGCTACGGTACGTCCAACTGGATTACTCTGCTAACAGGGATGCCCTGATTCAGCGGATAAGATCTCGTTGGCCAGGTGAGTGGAATGATTTCATGGCCAGTAACATTGGCATGACCCTGGTCGACCTGATGGCTTGGAACCTTACAACAAGCTCATTTCTCATTAACCGACAGGTGTCAGAGATGTTTGTGTCCACGATGACTCTGCGTGAGTCAGCCATTCGCATTGGCAGTCTAGTGGGATACAATCTGGCCAGTGCCAAGCCAGCAACTGTGCTGTGTGAGGCTTCTATTGAGTCTGCCATTGCCAATAATGTGACCATTCCAAATGGTTCACTGATTCGAACTGTTACCAACCTACCTTTTGAGGTGGTTGGTGATTACACCATCGAAGCTGGCAACACGACTCCAGTTCAGACTGTGGCGATCTTTAGCGTGACAGCCACAGGCAATACCGTGGTTCCAAGCCAAGTCACAGCCCAAGGAGGTTCATACTACATCGACCTTGTTGACACATCCATCAACTTGCTTGAGTACCTCACAGTGGGTCAAACCATCCAGTTGATCTCTAACAGCACCCTTGTTGATACGACTCCACACGTCATCCAACAGATATCCTCGTCTGAGGGAGCCATCAGCAACAATCGTATCATTCTTGCCTCGCCCTTGACTGGCACCTTTGCTCTTACAACCTTTGATGCTCAAGCATACGAGAGTCGCATCCAGTTGGTTCAAGGCCAAACAGTAGTGGAGAAGTTCGTATCACCTGCTGCCATACAGGAGGGTTTCATTCTTCGTCTCAACTATCCACAAGTCATCGACGGGTCTGTTAAAGTGGTGGTCAACGACCAGACTTGGACTCAGTTTACATCCATCTATCTGGCTTCGAGTCAAGACCCAGCGTATGTTGTAAAGACTCTTCCAGATGAAGTTACCATCATTCAGTTTGGCAATGGAAAGTTTGGCCAGATAATCCCAGTGGATGCCACGATTGTTGTGACATACCGTGTGGGTGGTGGCACCATTGGAAACATTCCTACTGGAGCGATTGGTTCGTCTTTGAATGGTATCATTGACAGCACTCAAAATCCGATAACCATAAATCTGCAAAACAACACAGCCTCTGGCCAAGGTGGCCAAAACAAGGAGACGGTGGACCAAGCCAGAGATCTTATACCAGCTTACACTCAGACAAACAATAGAGCAGTCACACTCACCGACTGGCAATCGTTGGCCTCCAACTACTCTGACCCAGTCTATGGTTCAGTGTCGTATGCCCGTGCCTCCACGAAGAGCTCCAATTCCTTGCTTGAGGGCAACATTGTGGTTGTCTATGCTTGGACGACAGGCGCCTCTGGTGGTCTTACAAATCTTTCACCTCAGCTCAAAGCCTCGCTGAAGGACTACTTGTTAGAGCATGCCATTGCCACTGATTATGTGATTGTGGGTGATGGCTCAAGTCGCCCAATACCAATCAGCCTTCAGTTTAAGACAAACCCTGGCTTTGATGTGGCGTCTGTGACTCGTTCACTGGCTTCAGCCATAACAGCATTTGTATCTTCACTGACTCCAGGAGCCACCGTTGTTCAGTCGAACCTGATCACCACACTAAACAGCGTCTCTGGTGTGAATCATGTGGACATGGCCACGCCCATAGCCAACCTGTCACCTTCAGGCCCAAATGAGCTGTTCACCACAATCCAAGATGACTTCATCTACTCGATCGATCGCATCTACGCGGGTGTGGTTGCCACAAGTCCTTTGGATGAGAATGCTGCGCTCACCATCTACACAGCCCAAATCCCAGTCTCTCCTGTGGCTCCTTGGTCAGTAAAGATGTATGTTGGCTCAACTGAGTTGGCCGTGATCCCTGATACGCAACCAGGCTTCGCCAGACTGTATCGTGAGGGCATCCTTTCAGTGTCAGACCAATATCGGTCAACCATAAACCTGTTGACTGGCTTGGTTACCCTCTATGTTGTGGGCTCACCATCTGACATGACCATGAGACTGGTATCACTGCAAGGCTATGATCAAGAGAAGGTCACAGACATCTACATTGGCTATGTGGGTGTGAATAGCCAAGCCAAACGTCGAGAGATACGAAACGCCCTCAGAACCTGGCTGAATGGGTTTGGTGTTGGATCAGCTCTTTATGCCAGTGAAGTCACTGGCGTGGTTCAGTCCAAAGCTAATATCACTGATGTTGTGGCCAATGTCAGTGATGTAACTTCTGTCTCAAGAGTCTCCATTGGCACTCCTGGGAACACTAGTGTAAAACTCACTGCTGGCATCACGGAGATTATCCGTCCTGGCAACATTGTTATCAACAACTCGATTGATTAAGCACGAGGTAAACACCTTCTCAGGTCTGTGATGCCCATCACGGATGATCTCCATGGTGGGTTTGTTGACACGCTTAAAAGGCAAGCTGATAGTAAGAGGATCCGTATCCTTGATAAATGACACCATCAGCTTACTATTTTTCACCCTCTCTTGAGATTTTGTGGCTGATGGTTTGAATGGAACGTGATCAAGAACAAAGTTTACTTTTCTGATGCAATTGGCGCACAGCGACGAGTTCAGTATGTCAGCTCGGTATTTTTCAATCTCCCTCTGACAATTCAGGCATTTTTTCATACAGCCTGAGATGAGAATTCGTCTTGAGTGGGATGCTCATACACATTCACGGCTCCTTCATCGACCAGTCCATTGATGTCGAGACGATAAATGTGGCCCTCCTTGTAGTCCTCATATTCGACTGCACACTCGATGTTATCATCCAGCTTGTTGAGTGCGTTGGAGATGATTTCACGAGTGGAAGCCACCAAGGTCAGGATCTTGATCCCTTGGTCGTTGGATTCCTCAATGAGCTTGCCTTTGGATGTGAATGACTGACACTTCCAACGCCAAGTAATCTTGGCTGACACAGCCTCTTTGCCGTATCGCATAGTATAGACTTCAGGGCCACGACTGGTTCGGCTAATCCAGACGAGAGCCATGCATCCCTCGACCAGACGAAAATCACGTGCGTTGATAAAGGGACCCAACACCTGTGAGTCGGTTGTAATATCAGCCGCGTATTTTGTACAGTCAGCTGACTTAAGCAATTGCCTCATGGGCAAATTCAGAAAAGCCTGCTCATCAAGCCCAGTCTTAGATCCAAAATTGGACCAGAGATGGGTAGCCTGTTGAAAGTTGTCAAGTGCCCAAAAATCTCTGACTGCAATAGACTGTGCCTTGCAATTGACATCGATGTCATTGACAAAATCGATAAGTCCGTCAGTGATGCTGTCAACCATGGCATCAGTGCCGGCATCCTTCAAGGATTCCTTGACTGAGTTCTTGACGATGCCTTTGAAGTGCTCAACCAGAGTCATCTTCAAAGCCTTCCAGTTTTCAACTCGGCCATTGTGAGCGAAGTAGAGTCCCCAGTATCCGTAGGGATGTGCATTTCTACTGTCAATAGGCATTCCAGGAGAGGCACGTCGAGTATGGCCAATGCCAGTGGGCGACCTGCGTGCCTGACTAAGGATCTTCTGTACGTCTTCATCCTTGACAAACGATGACGGATCCAAAACATCTTTGTAGGCACCAATGGCGTTGTATTCCTGCTTCTCCTTCACATCCTTAAAGGACCCATAGAAAGCAATTCCAGTGGAATCTTTACCACGAGAACCACTCTCAATGAGAAGGTAGCTGAGAAAACCACGAGGCAACTGACCAGTCCAACCAATAATAGCGCACATACTCTTATCCTAAGCTCAGGGTATTTAGTGTAAACAATTAAGAACGTTCACGAGTCAGAGCAGCCTCTCTGAGAATGTTCAGATCCTCGTGTGCGATCTCATCAATGACACGACACAGTCTGTAACGATTTCCTGACTGTGTGATGATTCCACGGCTGCTAGTCAAAGCCAGCAGCTTCTTGGCCATTGGGTAGTTTATGTCAAGACTGGTGGAGATTGAGAAAAGTCCAAGTGGACCAGACTGAAGCAACACCACGAGCCGTGAGATCAGTTCATCCGTGGGTTGGCCATTCATGATTTCATGACGCCACTTGATCCATTCAACCAGGTTGTGGCCACAACGTGCAAGTTGCCATTGCTCAACAACTTCCAGGAGTCCATCTAAGGTTCGTGGACTGTGCGAGGCCAGAATAACCAATCCTGGGTCACGAGCCATGTCAGTTAGAGCCGTCACAAATGTAGACCAACCGTAGATGTTAGCAAATCGTTTAGACGGTGAACCCTGACGAAACTCAACTGAACGGTGGAGCGTATTTGTGCAACGCATCATCGCGAAGTTGATCACTCGATAGGCACGTGACCACTTGGCTCGTTCACGATTGGGAGCTGATTCCCCAAGATTAAACTCAGCAATCAGCTGCTCCTTAGAAAGATCATCAGGAAATGGTGGGCAATATCGATTGTTTACCCTGGATTCGCCCAACAAGGTGTTGATGGCAGGCTGAAAGTGAGTGTACAGCTTGGCAAGATTAAAAGCATCATCATGGCTGTAGTCATGAGCTTGAACGTGGACATGAAATCCACCTCGAGTTGTCAAGCCAATCTTGATTTGGTCAAATTCTTCAGCGAAGCGTTGGACAAATGGCATCAGTCGGTTGTACTCCACCGCTGGCTCGAGCACAAATTCACGGCCATTTCTGAGTGAGCCGTCATGCTTGGCCACCCAATTTACGGGCAGAGGATTGGGCTCACGAAACTGAGCACTGCCACTGTCATACTCCAACTCTAGACCAACCAGGCGTGACGATTCGTAAACTGGAAGAGGCGCTTCTTGCATGGGCCAAGTGTATGGGTTCCTGAGATTTTGTAAACACTATTCTTCGTCCATGCGCTTGAACACATCAGCCCAGTCGTTGTCACCATGAGACAGCTTGATCATGTCCAAGTAGTTCTTGCCAACTTCAGAGTCACCATCAAAAGGCAGCACTCGTGTCCATGACAAGTCAACGTCATTGCCCAGCCATGTCTCCAGGATGTCTGGGATGTTCGTGAAGACGCTCATCACGATCTCATGAACCATTGGCAGCTCCTCACGGATGCAATCGACCAGGAGTGAATCGTGAACGGTGGAGATAAGGATGGATTTCAGCCCAGCATCTCGCATCAAAGTTTCAATGGCACAGATGCAGCAAAGCATCATATCAGAGGCTGTTGCTTGGATCAGGTGATTACAACCAGCTCTCAGAGCTTTGCTCTTAAGTCCATTGTCGTCAGATCCAGCTTCCTCAAAGATTCTAACTCGACCAAGCATTGATACAGCCACACCATTGCTCTCGATAAAACCCTTGTAGTAGGACAGGTACTCTCTCAGAGCAGGATATGAATCAAAGAATGCCTCAAGGAATGCTTCGCATTCCTCAATGGTCTGATAGATACCGTCTTGGGCCAGGGTGCCCTGAAGTCCTTGAGCACCACCACCATATCCAGTCAAGAAGTTGATCGTCTTTGAGATCTTACGCTTCAACTCGCACTCTTTGGCCTCTTTGTCTTTTCCAGCCTTTTGCAATGCACTGACATGATCTTTGATACAGTGATCATAGGGCATCTTGAAGATTCTCGACATGGTCAGTGAGTGCAAGTCAATGCCACGAACATAGGCGTCGACCATGGCCTCATCACCACAAGCTGCAGCTATGAGTCTCAACTCAATCTGAGACAAGTCACCCTGATAGAGGCAGCCGTTGTCACCAAATCTGGACGTATAGATTCTCTTGACCTGACCACGAGCTGGAAGCTGTTGAAGATTTGGGTCGCGTGAGCTTAGACGTCCACTTCTCGTTCCAGTTATGAGGAACTGGGTGTGCACCATGCCATCTCTGGCCAAATGTTGGTCCTTGGTTCTGGCCTTCTTGTCAATGCCCTTGGTTGTGATGTTACGAATCGTTCTGATGTAGGACGCATACTGCTTGAAGATTGACCTGTACTCAAGCAAGGGCCTTACCTTTGGATTTTCAGCCGACAATCCATTCAGTGAAAACTTATCGATCGCTATGACTTTCAGGAATTCCTTCCACTTGTCTTGAAAGTCTTCATCATTGTGTGATACCTTGCGAATGGCTTTCTCAGCCTTTTCAATGGGTCCAACAAGGTCCTCAACACGATCAACAAAGAATTTCCCCTCTTTGATTCGCGATTGTCCAGCAGATGTAAGCGCCTTGATTGGCAACCTCATCTTCTCGTACAGAATGGTTCTGAGATGGTCCTTTGACTCGAGATCTAGAAACCAGCCAGGTGTCTGCGACTCCATGTACTCACACCACTCCAACACCTCTGGCGTGATCTCACGCAGCTTCTTGCGAGTCTCAAAGATGAGCTGAGGGAACATCTCCTCTTGGAACGAGAGCTCCTTGAGATCCACCTTAAGACCACGACCCATCATCTTGATGAGTGTGCCAGATGCAGGTGATACAATCTTGTCGTAGACCTGTTGACGGCTTATGGTTTGATACCACCTGAATTTGCCTCTATGGGTTGGGTGGGCCAGAGGAATCTTGTAAGTCTTGCACTCCGCATACTTCTCACGAAGTTTCTCGTGCGTCTTGTAAGTGACTTCAACGTCACCCATCACATATGGCTTGAGATGCGTTTCCTTGTACTCGTCTGGACACCGAGCATAGTGTCCTCCCTGTTCAGGATGAAGCAGATCACGTTCGAGCTCGATCAGTATTGAAAAGTCTTCATCATAGCCACCCAACTCAGGAACGTGCTGATAGGCCATCATGTCCAAGCCAAGTGAACCCTTGGCTTGACGAAGCACGAATGCCTCGTGCCAAGTATCATATCGACAGGCATCACCCAGTCTGTCAAGATTCGAACCCTCAAAGTTGGCTGCAGCAAATAGGGCATCAAATGTGAGATTGTGTCCAACCAGTGTGGATGATTCCAGGGCCTTATTGAGGAATGGTGTGATTCGCCCAATGTGTGGTTTCAGTGGGCTTTCAGGGTAGTCCCAAGGAAATCCAATTGAGCGTAGTTGGTCACTGTCCTTCCATCTCAACATGACATAGACTACGGCTGCACCCTCAGCGAAAGCTTTTAGGCCTGTTGTTTCAGTGTCAAAAGCCACAAGGGTCTTTGGGTGATCGATCAGCCACTTCAAAGACTTGATGATCTCATCTGGGTTCTCTGAGATTACATAGTGGTCAAGGATGTACTTCCTAAGTGGCACTCCATCGGCAGCCATTCTCATGGCTTCAACGATGGACTTCAACCAGGCTTCTTTCAGCTTTCTGATTTGTGTTGCATCAATGATTCCTGGTGTCTGGACTGGGAACATTGGAACACGAAAATCAGGGTCGTGTTGGCCAAAAATTGGATGGCCAGGCTTCTTGCCATCGACAGCTTTGGAGTATTTTGTCTCCATCAACCAGTCATCTGGCCACCCACGATAGGTAAGCAACTTACCGCCCCAGTCCTGGGCATTTGACTTGTAACTGAAGAAACCCAATACCACAGATCCCACAGGCATCATGATATTGGGTGGGTACATCATCACATCTTGTACAGCATAGAGACCACACCAGTTAATCTTGGTCTTTGGGTTGATTACCTTCTTTACGCCATTGCGTGGACGATTGGCACAACGCATCATTGGAACCCAACGAATCTTGTCGAATGGGAACTTGGCATGCTTGGCCATGTTACTCCAAATGTCTCTCAGCCTTGCAGCAATGCCACCAACACCAGGTTTGCCTTGATCGTCTTCATTACCTGATGTAAACTCATAAAATACTGAGATTGCAGGCTCCTCAGAACCATATGGCTTCAAGAAAGGGTTCTTGCAGTCGACGAACAGATCGCACTTTTGACAGATGGGCGAGTCAGGTCCAGGCTTGAGTGCCCGGGTGTCTTCGATAAGGGTGTCCCCATTCTTGAACCAAAGCGTCAAGGGGCTGGCCAGATCAATGATCCAACGCCGATCGCCATTCTCATCCAGTGAAATAGCTTCACGATGGTGCAACTCTAGCGTGTCACGAAAATGCTTGGTGATGTGCTTTAGAGACACCTCCTCGCCCGATGGTGAGGTGATGACCAACTTAGATTTTCTCTGTCGGGTCTTTTTTGTTGGCGTTGGCTCGACCTCGCCAACAAGATCGACATCATTAGTATTCATTGTTCTGTATGGTAGAAATGGAATTGACACCGCATCCTAGGCCTCTCCCTTGCTTCGGCTCTGAGTTCAAGGAGAATGATGCCATGTGCTCATCTTGCAGCTATAGAACTGACTGCATCACTGCCATGGGCTGTAGAAGAAACAAAGTTTCTCTGGCTAATGTCACGTTCAATCTGGTTCCTGAAGTTTTGCAGACAAGCACAGACATTGCCAACCCAGAAACTAACGTACACACTTTGTTTTACACTTGCCACGATGCTATCTTTGATAAGCCTTGCAAGTATCGAATTCCGGCTGGAGGCGTAGAAAAGATTGTGGCTGCAGCTGAGCAAGCCCAATGTGGCTTGAAGCTTTTCATTACAGCTGTGATGATGGCCCATCAGGAATCAGCACCTTTTGACCCATTTTATCCAAACATGTTGTTTGGCCAGTCGGCCATCAAGAAAGTAAACATGTTTCGTACAGCCTGCAGAGAGAAGTTTGGCCACTTTGACATTGGTGCGTTCAACAAGCTGAGAGGTAAAGCTGATGAGGACAACGATTTACAGGAGAAGATGCTTAGGAGTGAGATACTCTTCGGCCAGTTGATCATAGGATACATGCTCAAGGCTGATGAGCCACCCTACAGTCAAGTTTACAGAATTCGTGAGCTTGGGTTTGACCCGGTGTGGTTGGCCGTTGAGCCCACATACAAAGATGTACTTGAGCAGCACATCAAGTCAGAGTCACAGACCTCAGACGTTATTGCCACACTGCGCCACAACGTGTTTCAGATCAAGAAGTCATTAAAGGCTAACAGGCCCAGATTGAGAGAGACTTTTAAGATTCGTGAGAACATCATGAAGCAAGCGGTCTCTGTGGTCATGTCACACCACAACTTGTCAGCGAATGACTTCGAGATCATCAATGAACCTGTGGTTTCAGCTAGCAAGTTTTGGCTAGTTCTTGGAAAAGCACTAAATCACTACTACTGCTGGTTGGCAGTGAATGGTGACAAGTATGCGATGAGAAAGATCTCAAGGAGATGATCAATGGCCCAATTTACTGACGACTTTCAAGATTTGATTTTGGCCTGTGCTGTGGAGCACCCAGACCAATTTGTTTGCTATGGACCCATTATTAACTCCAAGCACTATGTTGGGGTTCAAGCCACAATAGCAGCTAGAGTTATCTCTGACTACTATGAACAACACGGAACTTTTCCATCTTGGACTATATTCGAGCAGGGTGTGGTTAGACGTGCCGGCAAAGTTGGCATTGCAGATGACGAACAAAACAAGGCCAAAGAGTACGTGGCCAAGATTCGTGAGCTGGTAAAGACTGATGTTCGTGGGCCAGCAGATGTCAAGCATGTCTCTGGACAAGTGGTTGAGTTTTGCCGCTATCAGGGTATGCTTTCAGCCATCAAGAAAAACATCGAGCGTCTCAAAGAGGGCAAGTCTCTGGACTTGGCCATTTGTGAGAATGCCATGCAAATTGGTCAGAATCTGAACAGCATGGGTGTGCTGATGTCAGGAAATGATCCTGACTTGGCATTGGACGTTGTTGACAGAGTGACCACTCGTGGCTATGGCGTTCGCACTGGCTACAGCTTTCTAGACAAGATTTGGAAGAATGGTTGGGCTCCAGGTTGGTTGATAGTTCCACTGGCCCCTCCAAAACGTTTCAAAACCACCTTCTGCATCAATCTGGCTCTCAACATTGCTGGACCAGCCATTGGTGAAGATGTGCTCTACTACACTTGCGAAATCTCAGACGAGCTGGCCGCAGTCAGAGCGATGTGCAATGTGGCTCGTGTGTCCATGGATGTGATGTATGAGTCGCCTGAGAAGTTCAAGATTCAGGTCAAAGACCAGATGACAGCCCTGATGCATGGTGAGATCCTGGTAAAAGGCTTTGCCTCCAGAACGGCGACCATTGCAGATCTCAAGGCCCATGCCAAGATGGCCATTCAACAAGGTCTGAGACCCAAGGCCATTATCATCGACTACGCAGACACAGTCAAACCATCGTCATCCCACAAGGAGAAGAAAGACCACCTCCTTCAAGCTGATGTCTACACTGAGGCTAGAGCGATGGGAGCTGAACTGGGATGCTGTGTGATCATGCCTGATCGTTGTACTAGGGAAACTGTATCGATGCCAGTCCCAAGTATGCAATCATTCCAGGGCGCCTTCGAAAAAGCTGGTATCGTTGACATCTCAATTGGTCTTTGTGCGACTGAAGCAGAGTTGAAGAATAACATCATTCGACTTTTCGTCTTCCTCAATCGTCATGGCGCGGCTCTTCAACACTTCCAAGGTGCAGTTGATGCCTCAACCTATCGTATGGAAATTCTCAAGGAACTTGAGTATGATCCAGATGACACTGGTGAGACCAAGGGTAAGGGCAAAGGCAAAGACAAGAAGGGCGTCTCTCACTTGCCAGACGACATCGAAGAATGATTTACACCACAATCCTCAGGTTCTAGTTTATTCCTATGGGCAAAGTCAACTCGGTCCTTACATTCGGTTTGGAGCTGGAGTGTGTGAAGCTTTCTAAGACGGCTCTGTCGACTATTGAGTCACTTAGTTTTGAACGTCATCTTGATCACTCCATCAAGGGCGACAATGGCGAGACTCTTCCACGAACATGGCCAGGAGCGGGTCATGAGATCGTTACAAAGCCAATGGCCATGAATGTGTCAATGAATGGTGATGGCACAAAATGTGAGGTTAGTCCACGAGAGAAAGTCACTGAACTCGTCAAGAAGTTGGCCAGCTGTTCTGATCATGTCAACAGCTCATGTGGCATCCATCTCCACCTGGGAAAACCCAAAATGAAGAATGGCGAGCTTGGCACCACATCATCTTGGTCTCCAGATGAGGTGAGAACCATGCTAATCATTGGTCAGATTCTGGAACCCAGACTCATGGACTTGGTCCATGCCTCTAGACGCAACAATGATACGTGCCAGTCTATCTCCAAGAGATATCTCAAGAGTGATTTTGGGAAATTCTATCCAGTCGGCAAGGTGGACCCAAACAAGTACAGCAACACCAAGAGATATTGCTGGTTGAACCTGATTGAGACTGCGAGAAAGGGTAATCGATCAGAAAGAGGTTACGGCAGTTCACCAGCGACTGGCACCATTGAAGTACGTTTGCTGGGAGAGACACATTGCCCCAACTACATCGATGCATGGACTCAGTTGTGGCTGAACATTGGAGCCCTTGTGGCTTGTGCATCATCCACTCTAGCCATATCCCAAATCTGCTACTCAGACATCCTCGAGCCCCTGTTCTTCGCAGTTCAGTGTGCTAAGACAGCCGATGAGAAGCAGAGATCCCTCTCGTCATCACACCAAGTCCATGTGGGTGGGCGCACACACCCCCGTCAGATGACTTCACCCAGGCCCACAGAGCATACCACAAGCCATGTTATTAGCCGAGTGTTGAACTCATCAACCTCAGTTAGTGCAGCTTCTTCAATTATTGCAGCTGACGAACCACCATTTTAATGAGAGTAGGACATATCATAGAGTTCACATACCAGGGCCACAAGAAGTGGGTGGTCGTCAGCATCAATGATTGCCGGGCTTGTATAGTTCCATTGGCAAACAGAAACCCAGAAAATCCTGCTGAGGTGTTTGATGAGTCGGACTCGGGAGCCACTGGGATAAGCCCAAACAGCGATTGTCCAATACTTGGAAGGGTTGTTGGCCAGATAAAAACTAGGGTGCCAATTGTCTATGGAAGGGCCATATCACCCGTTCAGACACCCACCAAGCCTCTGTCCAAATCACTTCAAAAGCACTTGATTAAAAGTTCAGCTTTGCCACCCATACCAGATGACCCTGAGCCAATTGATCCCATAAAAGCTGTGATCAACGCCACTTCCCGGTCTCTCTTTTGAGCATATCACTGATGGCCACCAACACCAATTCGGGTTTGGCCTGAATGTTCATAGTCTGCATCCACTTAGTCAATGCTGGCCTGAGGTTGTTCTGTTGAACCATTGCCGCTAGATTTTCACGCCACCTCTGCCTTCCGACCTGCTGTTCAATAAAGTCAGCCGCAAGTTCCTGATAGAAGACTGAGCTAGGCGCAGGTGGTAACACCATCTGCCCTGGAACTTTTTGTGTGTCCATACCTTAGTTATCTTTGTTCTATATGCCTATGGACAAGAATCCGGAACAGGAACAAAAAAGAAAGTTTGTTGTAGTACGTGCTGACAACAACCAAAAAGTTGCTGGGCCACTTACCCAGTCTGAAGCCCATCAGAAGGCCAATGACAAGGTTCTGAAAGAATCTCTTGGCAACGTTGGTCTATCCGTAAAAGAAGTCATTCATGGCTGAACCAGGGCCCAAGAGAATTGGGCCGGGATCAGGCTCTGATGATTCTGTCCCCTTAAAGTTTGAGCAGACCGATCTAGCCAACATGCTGACTGGTGCGGCAAGGGTCATGAATGACCTTGTCACCCGTCACATGATTGATGTGTCTAGTGGGCAAGTCGAGGTTCCTCCGATGGAGCCAGATGCCTCCTTGACTGTACTCAACGATCTGGTCCATGCATTCAGTTCTGGTGAGGCCCTGGACAGAATAAAGCCGGACGTTGACCGGCTTACCATGGCTCAGGAGGACCGGATGACTCTGGTCAACTCCTTGACAACACAGCACAGTCTCATCCGCATGGTGAGACTGATGATGGCCAGAGATAGACTGGAGCGTTTCATGCTGTCATCAGTTGAACGCTCTGATCTTACTCCCAGTGAGGCCTTGTTGTTCTTGAAGATGATCCAGACAGACATGTCTGAGATTCAGACTCAAATCAAACCCACACCAATCAAAGATTCCAAGGGATTGATCGATAAGGTTGACTATGCCCAAAAGAAGGCGATTGCTGACACACTTTCAAGGTATGACAACACATCGCCTCAAGGACGAGAAATCATACGAAAGATCATCCATGGACTCCTTAAAAAGGACGGATCGGGAAAACCCGTTGGTACCACTGGACCTGGGGATAGTGATAAAAAGCCCCAAGACCTCGAATAGAATAGACCTTCCAGACGAGGCCGACCATGCAAATGTTGACAGAGAGGGTAGACTCCGCCCTAGAGGAAGTCATGTTGGCCAGCAGCCAGGAGTACGTTCACCTCATAGCGTCACTCAATGAGCATGAGAAGCACCTCTTTGAGGAGCTGGTAACCAAGCTTAGAAATGGTGAGTTTGGTGACGTAGACATCCTTGAGAATTTCTGGAAGGTGGATTATGTGAGGCGTCCACCCTCAATGGAGGAGTTTATCACCGATGACTATTGGCTGGGATCCAGAACCCGGCCATCGCCTGACAACGAAGGTATCTTTCCAGGTTGGAAAGAAATCCTGATGAGAGATTTCGATTTGAACTCTCAAGTTCACAACACAGTTGTCACCGGCTCACTGGGCATTGGTAAGTCGTGGGTGTGTTGCGTTATCATCCTCTATCGAATTGCTCTGTCTCGTCTGCTGAGAAATCCAGGCCACTTCTTTGGCATGAGCCGTGGCACTGAGATCTACTTCTCAATCCTGTCAATCACTCGTGCTGCAGTCCGTGAAACAGTCTTTGGTGATGCCATGGAGTTCATGGCCCAAAGCCCATTCTTTCGTGAGGTCTGCGGATTCAACCCTGACAAGAAATACACGGACAACCTCATTGACTTGGGCAACAACATCACTGTCAATGCTGGTTCAAAAGGTTGGCACGTAATCGGTAAAAACATGATGGGCATTCTGCTAGACGAAGGTAACTTTCGTCTGGAGAAAAACCCCAACTTGAAAGCCTACAGTCTCTACAACAATGTTAGAGCTCGTATCCAAAACCGCTTTCAAAAATTCAAAGGTTTCTTGCCAGCTATATCATTGCTGGCTTCCTCAGCTGCGGACGAATCATCTTTTACTGAAAAGGTAAAGAAAGAGATTCTAGACTCAAATCAGCCACGACGACAAACAATCTACCAGTTTGCTGTCTATACCATCAAAAAGCACACGCTGAGACTCAGCCACCGATATTTCAAGGTGAGCTATGGTCTTAAGAGTGAGGAACCCAGAGTGCTCAGTGGGTGGTACACACATGATGGAACACCCATTGATAATGTTCCACACGAGGCACCTTCATCTGGTGCCAGAACTGAACTGGTTCCTGAGGACTACTATGATGGTTTTCGCCGTTCCACTAAGCAGTATTTGATGGACATTGCGGGTATCTCAGTTGGTGGATCGCACAAGCTGCTATCTTCCACGGTGGATCTCGAAAGATGTCTTGACTTGTCAGTGGCTGACGGCATGGTGAATCCATGCAAGCTAAAAACGGTCACTCTGGCCACTGACGACAAAGCTGAGCTGTATCAGTATCTTGATCAGGCCTCATTCTTAACCAGAAGATTCAGCCGAGTCATGCCTCTTAGACACCCTGAGGCCTTGCGTTTTGCGCACGTTGACTTGGCCACTCAAACCATGGCTGGTGTTTCTGTGGGTCACCTTGTTGGTCGTCAAAAGGTTGAAACATACCGAGCAGGTGAGGTTTTCCAGGAGTATAGGTTGGTGTTTGAGTATGACTTCATACTGACTATCACCGCTGGTGAAGCTGCGCCCATATCTTTGGGCAAGATCCAGAATTTCTTCTTTTGGTTAAGAGACTACGCTGGATTCAAGTTTGGACTGATAACTGCCGACCAATGGCAGTCAGAGATGCCACTGCAAACCCTTCAAGCGGGTGGTTTCAATGTGGACAAACTGTCCATGGATCGTACCAAAACGCCATACTATGAGTGGAGATCAGCCATTCAAGAGCTAAGACTGCGTCTGTTCAGGCAAGACCAGCTGATGTTTGAGGCAACGGAGTTGCTTGACCTCCCTGATAAGATTGACCATCCTCCGGAGGAAGAAGGCGGCAGCAAGGATACCTCTGACTCGGCTGCTGGAGCCTACTACAATGCCATATCTTACACTTCTAAGACAGGTTCAAATGTGGCTATTGATGCTACTATTCCAGCCATTATGCCAGACTCTGATGTGGCTGATGTGGAGAAGCCTCCAATAAGCATCGTGTTGCCTGATTCCATTGGAGCCCGGCCGAATAGTGTTTTTGAGGCGTAGTTAGGTTGATGGACCAGCGAGTCACACTGCCACCATTTTCAATGTTGTCCAAGACGCCAATCTACAGCGTCAACGATACCATTGTACCTGGACTATTGAATCCGCCGATTGTTCCGGATTCATCTGACACCCTTTACAGAGTTACTCTGGCGGGTGAAAGGCGCCTGGATCTCATATCCCAGCTCCATTACGGCACGCCAGAACTTTGGTGGGTGATTGCTCTGGTCAACAACTTGATTGATCCCATAGCGGGTGTGGCTTCTGGCGCTGACATTCGTATCCCACTAAGGTCCAGATTGTCTGCACTTGGAATTCTAAACGTATAGTCTATGTTCCTCACAACTCAAGAGCTAGATTCAGTA